CAGACCAGGCAATGTACCTTTTGCCTTCAATAGGTACGGCAGGTTATGATAGATGCGTTTGTATAGCGACTTATTTACGTCGTCTAACGGCATATAATCGTTAGAGGCAGATATTAAAGTGTTAATATACTCAAACCCACTAGGAGTTGGAAGTGAACTAGTAATATTAGGGAATGGAAATAAACCACCTTGAGGAGTTAAACCTAAAAATGCAGTGTATAAATCGTCGTTTGAAAAATTATTTTGATATAATTTGATTCCAAAATCACGAATAGCATCTGCTACTATGTCTTTTGAAACACCATATTCTAAACGGTTATCATTATCATATTTACTAATTATATCTTTGTAGTAAACCCAAACACTATCATAAAGTTGACCAACCATTTGAATAAATGTTTCATATGGTTTATTTTGTGGATCATTCCTTAAATATTCTGGAATAGTAAAGAGAAGATAGTCTTTATTATCGTTATCAAAAAGTGAAGCTGAAAGTAAAAGACCACCATAATATGGGCTTGCAGGATTAGTATTTCCTATCCAAGTTAATGCTTCATTACTATCGGATGCAGCAAGTGTATATGGTTTTTGAGAATTAGTTTTAGGCCAAGCATATGGTCCAGTTTCATAATATAAATAATATTCATAATCATCAAAATATGTTATTATATTACTTATTTTAGATTCAAACTCAGCTATGCTACTACTTGTATAAAATGGGGAATTTGTTGTAGAATTTAATAAATTAATATTCTCAGCATATTCTTCAAGAAGTTGTATTTTGTAATAAAAATTTTCAAGACGAACTTGTGCTGAGCTAAAGTGAATATAGTTATTGAAATCACTATAGTCTATATTAATATCAATTCCTTTTTCCTCAAGTAGACTTTGTAATTGGTTTTGAGAACTAGTTAATGCTGTTGCCGTTAAAGTAGTATAATCTAAGGATACTGTAGAATTATTAATTTGATCTTTTAAGTCTAAATTAAAATTAGGACCTTTTAAAGAAAAAGTATCTATGACAGTTATAGGAACTATAGGAAAACTTACTTGATAAGCAATCGGTTCTTCAACTAAAGTAACTACCCACAACGTAGAATTTAAATCAAAATTTTCAGGTAATGCCTCATACAACTTTACTAAAATTGTAGGATTATTTGGATCTTGATCGTCAAGTAAAACATTATTAGCAATTACTAATCTATTATTTCCAAAATTAAGGTAAAAATCAAGAAAATAAGGACTATTTTCTCGTTCTATAACAAAATTAGTTGTTTGATCTACAATACTAAATTCTGTTAATGTCGTACTATCTAAACGAATTTCAGTTCTATCAGAAGAAATTTCCGAAATAAAAAGTTGTTCTAAATTAGAACCTATTTTTTTATTTAAAAAATTAAAGTAGGTTACATATTCACCTTCTGAAAATCCAGTATTGGTTAAGGATTGTTCAGGGTCAACGATGATTTGAGAAATTTCATTATTTAATCCTGCAGATTGACCGTTAGCTAAAACTGTATATTGGGAAAAATTATAACTAGAATAAAGAATAGTTTTGTTAATATCATAAACAAAATATTCTATATAACTGTTATCGGTTAATACAGTATTTACTTCAAACGAAGGGATTAAATTCGTTTCTTGTGGATTATAATCTTGTAAGAAATAATCTTGAGTACTTATTGGAATAATTTCTGCGGCCATTATTGTGGATTAGCTAATGTTGTTCCTGTTTGGGCTTCTAAAAGCTGTTTTTGTGTATCTAGTAATTCAATTCTTAATTGAGAAATCTCAGTTTGAAGAGCATCTATTTCATCTTGATTAGGAGAAAAATTAATATATTCACTACTTTTTGTAATTAAGTATTCATGTGAATTTATAGCTCCTAATTCGGGTATATCATAAAATAATTCGTTGTATAAAGTAAAAAAATCTTCAACAGTAGGTTGAACTTCAATTTGTTGTTGAATTGAAATAACTCCAAGCTCTGTAAAGTCAGTATTAATAACTTTAGAGTAAACTCCTTTGTTAAATACTTGTTTTTGAAGATTTATATTTTCACTCATCCATTAATTACTTTAAAGTAATAACTATCGTCATATATTATTGTAGAACCCTGAATAGTGGTTTTAATTAAAATTTTATAATATCTTTCAGGTTCTAAACCACTCATATAAACATCAAAATAATTACCAGTTGAATCAGCACTAATTTGAGTATAATTGTTATCGAAGTTAATAACAAATTCATTAGTAGCCAAGTCTTTTATTGCATAGTATGAACTAGTTGGTAAATAATTTAAATTAGTGTATAAAGATGATGTTTGATATGTTCTAGTAGGATATAATGGACTTACATTAATGTAAAATCTATTTACACTTTCAGGAAAGAAAACACCGGAATTTTCAGATAAGGACATTTTAATGTTAGAAGTTAAAACTATACTTCCTGTAGCTGATCCAGTTAATACTGTTGAATAATCTCTCCATCTGAATTCTAAAGTTGGGGGGTATATTGTATTTGTATCAACACTATAAAATTTAAATATAGGTTGAATATATTCACTTGTATTAAATTCTTGTGAACCTGTAAGTTTAACTAAAAAACCATAATTTGGAATAGATGAACTATACCAAGCATTTACAGTATTACTAGTATTGATTTCAATATCTTTTACATCACGTAAAGCAAAAGATTCAGTAACTAAATAATTTGAAGCAGTATACCAATTACCACCACCTTGGGTAGTGTAAGTTGAATTATATGAACTTGTATATGTTCCTCCTGAATTACTGCCACTTAAAGACCATGGATTGGAGTTTAAAAATGAGGAAAATTCCCAAGAAACTCCATCAGTAACAATGGGGGAATCTAAAGTATACCCAGTGCCATTATTCCATCCTTGAGCAATAGGACGAATTTCCAGTTTTGTAGATTGATTAAGTCCTTGAGCTTCTGCTATGAAATTTTTTAAATAAACAGCATAACTATCTCCAGATATTTTATTATTAATGACATCTTGAATTTCAGTTGTGTCAAATTGAATTAAATATCTAGATACATCCGGGGTCCCATCTAAACCGAGTTTATTAGATGCTTCTAAAATAGCATCTAACCCTGTGTTCATTGTAGGATAAGCAGAATATAGAGTGGCGTCTTGAGTAGGAAATAGTTTATATACAGCCATTTATATATTTTATTATAAATATGGCATTATAAAGGAACTACTTTACCTTTTATATCAGTGTTAGGGTATCTTACTTCAAAAATACTAGGATCCAATGAAGGATAAATTACTTGGTTTTGAGTTGCTCCAGCAATATCATAAGCATACTGTGAATATCCTGAAGTAGTTCCTGCTTTGTTTGAAAGGGAAATATTTTTAACTGTTTGGACTCCTGAAATTTTGTCAAGGAGGATATAAAGGTCACGAAGTAAAATTGGTTGATTAAGTTGCCATTTTGAAATATTAAAATAGTTTTGTAGGGATGTAATACAAGCTAGTAATACTTCATTGTTGTTATATTCAGGAAGTACTATAATTTCAAAATCAACACCAATATTGATAATAAACGCATCTCTAATTTCAATGTTGTCACCAATCATTCTATATTGAGACATATAAGTACGTAAATTATTTTTTAATGCTTCACTAGCATAATCTAGTTGTCCTTGTGAATTTAAAGATAAAACATATAAATTAAGTGTTTCAATTGTTGAAACTTGATTATCTGTTAATTTAGGTTGTTCAATAAATGCTTTAGAAATAGCACCATAATCCGAAGGCATACTTAAAGAACGAATTAAATAATCATCCGCTGTAACTGAACGCTTTTGGGAGGCTATTAAGGCGAGAGTATTTTGGCGAATTTCTTCTATAGTATCACCTGCTTTACCCCCATCTGCTGCTGCCGGATTATTAGCTGCTAAAGAAGCAAATACATAATTTGCAGTGTTAGGAACTAAATTAACTTGATTAAATTGAGCGAATCCAGGAGTTATATTAGTTAAAGTATTAGCTTCTACATTTGATGAAACTCCACCACCAGTTAAATATCTTACTGTTAAAGTAGTATTAGATGGTGCAATACCATATGTTTTAGTATACAAAAAGTTTACAGGTGAATAAGCAGCTGTTAACTTATCTTTTTCAAATGGTAAACCTATTCCTACATTATCTGCATTTGGAGTAATTTCTTCATCCGTAGTTGTTGGAGAACCAGCACCAAATTGAAGTTGAAATTGGGTAGTTGAAATTACTTTAGTGGCAAAACGTCTTTGAACTTTTTTTAAACGAAGAAGATATGGTGTATTTCCATTAGCATTTGGGTCATTTACATTAGTATTTTTAATAGAATCTAATACCATTTCTTGACCTAAATGATCTACTTCATACCATTTATTACCATCTGAATCAACTATATCTAGAATTTTAAGAAAATTATTAGCGGAAATTGTTATAGTATTAAATGGAACAGGATCAGTAAATGTAAATGTTTGTGTATTAATAGCGGCCGATACTGCTTTTCTACTTTTCTTTAAAAGAAAGTATTGTGGGTTATTGGCTGCAACCTGATATACTGAAATTGAAGTAGGGTCTTGAGAACTAGAAAGGGAAAAATCTATTTTATCTTGAATAATAAAAGAAGTTCCATTTTGAGAGGTTACAGTAGCATTTTCATTAACTGTTAAAGCATAATCATAATCAGGGATATATATTGATGCTGAGAGTTTAGAAGGGACTTGTTGATAGAAATCAACTATAGTTTGGGCTGCGGTTGAAACATTTGGTTTATAACCAAACATATATGCTAATTCATAAACATTATTTGTTTGTTGAGCGTATTGAGTAAATACTTCTTGAAATTGGTTATCTAAATAAAAACTTAAGACATCCCCCACATATGCTGCTTGTTCCATAAACATCATACCAGGAGACGTTGGAGAAAAATCAGTATAAGTATTAGGGAAATACGTACGTGTAAATTCTATTAATCGTGTTTTAAAATCAGTAAAATCACGGTTAATATATTTTATGTCTTTTTTAGAGGTTGCCATTTATTAAAATTGTATTTCTAAAGTATCGTTTATAGAAGTGTTTAATACAGAGTATTTTAAAGTTACAGTTATTTGATTAGTATCACTTTGTCCAGTAACTGTTAAATCATTGATTATTATGTTAGGAAAATATATCATGAGTTTATCATTTATGTCCTCCCTTAAAAAATTTAAATTGTCTTCAGTAATTTGTTCGAATATAAATTCTTGCAACCCCCCACCAAATAATGGATTTAACGGACGTTCTCCTGGGTTGGTCAGGAAAAAATTGATGAGATTATTTTTTATCGCATCTTTTGTTTGGTAATTTGAAATAAAAACAGCAGGACCACTAAAAGGAATATCAACCCCAACGGCAACACTTGCGTCAAAATCTACAGGAGCTATTTGTTGAGGATTAAATGCCATTATTTACTATTCATTAAAGCCATGATTTGATCCATTCCTACTTCACCACCACCTAGATTACCATTTATAGGATCAACAGCTTGTGGTCTAAATGGGGTTTGAGCATCTTTAGAAGTAAAACTCATCATAGTTTCATTCATGACATCAGCATATGCCTTTCGGGTATCCATTGTAGGTTGGGTAAATGTTGGTGAAGGTGGTTGAAAAGGTACTGGGGTTGAGGTAAAGGATTCCTTTACAAGGGTTTTTGGTGTACGAACTGCTTCCAAAAGAATATCTTTTAATTCCTCTTGAATTGCCTCTCTTACGGCTTCTTTAATAATTTTTTTAAAATCGGTACTTTTCATATGGTTATAAATATTAAATTAATTAGCTTTTAAATTATTTACTTGTATATAAAATACTAGTTCATCTATTAATATCTGATCAATAGAGCTAAATGACCATTCTCCTTTTAACATCACCACACCTTGTTTATTACGTGCAATAGCTCTTCTACGTTTTAAAGTATTAGGTGAATTTTCTGTTTCAACTCCCATTTCAAATCCGTTTACATTTGTAACTACAGGAGATGTTAAAGATTGTTGGACCGTTAACGCTGTCAATTCAGCTGAGAGTTGTTCTTGGGTAAGATTTGGAGAACATTCTTGAATTAAATTATCTAAAAGATTTAAATATTTAACTATTGTAGCTAAAGTTTGACGTAAAACTCCTAAAATAGCTATTAATCCTATATCTACTCCTTTTAATACGGTCAGTGTTTTTTCAGTTTTATCTATTATCTCTTGTATTTTATTAATTACATTAATTGGAATACCAGGAACACCAGGAATACCGGTTGAAGTTGGGATTGGAGTATTTTTAACTACTAATAAAGCTACATTTAATGTATCTATAACACTAGAAGTAATTGATAAAGCATTATTAGTTCGTTCTATAGCCCTAAGAGCATTATTTAATTGTTTTACAATTTTATTTTTTTTATTAATTATAACAATAATTTCATCTTGATTAGGGCAAGATTTAATTTCATTAATTAGATTTTCTTTACCTTCAGATATTAATTCATTTACTTTAGTTACCCCAAAAGATGCTATTAATGTTAAACAAAATGGAATTGCTGTTTTTTTAAGTTCAATTTCTAATTGACTTAGTTTTTCTTGAGCATAATATTTTAAATCCTTTTTGGTTTGCGCTAATTTTTGTGCTTGTTCCATTTTAGGAGCTAGAGCATCAAGCATCAATTTTTGAAAATCTATTTTTATTGGATTTAAAGTAATAATTCCTAAATCTCTTTTAATATCACCATTTCCTTTATAGGGTATAACCTCAAGAGATTCATAGATTACTCCTGGAATATTAGCTG